CAATCTTATCACGAGTTGCAAAACGGATGTATGAAGAGTTAGTCTTCTTATCCTTTACACGAACCTTAAATTTAGTGCCTGATTTAGTATCTTTAGTTGTTATTTCTTGTAAATCATCACCTTCTAGTTCATGACTTAATGGTAAGAAGTTAGAACCTAGTCCACCGCCTGATTTATAAATTTTCTTATCAAAACCTTTACTCTTTGCTACAGCATATGCAGAGCCAGGAGAATTTCTAGAGGCATAGTCACCTTTCGTCAAAGTGATCGTCTCATCAATCACTTCACCCTCTACCAATTCTAAATCACCAAAGAACTCATCCCACTCTTTAGTTTCCTTAAATCCTTGGAATTTGTTTGCAAGAATTGCTTTCTTACGTGTAGGAATATCAAATAAATGTTGATTAGCCTCTACATATCTTCCAAACTGTTTGGGTGACATGTTATATTTCTCTGCAAGAGCAGTGAAAGCATTAGATTTTCTGACAAGAACCTTTGACTCTTTCTTATAACCTTTGTTGGTTTTGAGCATTTTCTTGACATCTTTGTACCCTTCTTCTACTGGAGTACTAGAATTATCTTCTTGTATTTTTTTCCATGCATCTACGAAAGTTTGATGCTCATTTCTAATTGTCTTAGAGTCCTTCATTGTTATCCTGATTTTTTCAGACTTTGCCTAATTTTATTTATAAGTGGGTATTGTCCAGGCGTCATACTAATCAAATTATCTCGATATCCATCGGTTCCAACCAGTGTATTTGGGTGTATTTTGTCTCTCATTCGACTCTTCATATGGACTTCAGTGTATTCATTCAGATCTTTTAACCAAGATTTGAACATAATATTGTCCTCAGTCACTGCAATTACATAATTTGCACCAGATCTAATGATCTTTCCAACCAATCCGTGATTAAGATTCTCTACCATATCACCAAGACGAAATATGTTTTTGGCAATATAATTTTCTCTGAGGCCTTCAAATGCAAGTTTGGGTGCAAACTCCCATGCTTCAGATTTGACCTTTTTCATGGAGTTTTGAACTGTATTGAACAGTTTTTTCGCTGATTTATCGTCTAAGGCTTTGGAAATACCTGACTTAAACGTCTTATAATCACCGTCCATTGCAGCCTTTCTTAGTTTGGAGGCAGACATACCCTCCACACCTTTGGCATCGGCACTCCTTTCACCCGCCGATACAATGTTAATCTTGTCAAAATTGTATAATTGTCCGTTGTATTTATTCGCAAGGTTTTCAAACTCCTTGACCCTATCTGAACCAACCACAACATTGACAGTGGAGTATCCTTTTCCATAAGCACTCTTCAATACATCAAAAATAGTCTTTGTTTTGTCATCATCAACGATAGAGTTAGCATGGTCTGGGAAAGCCTTACGCATATACTCTACTTTATCACTAGGATTTAGTGGATTTTTCTTAGAATCTTGAGTTCTTGAGGGGTAAATCTTGTATTCTCCACCCTTTCCAGCAGTTTTACTGATGGTATTCATCAGTTTTTCGTGTCCGATTGTAGGAGGATTGAACCTACCAAACCCAACAGTCAACTGTTTTTTCTCTTTATTTTTTTCTGGTTTAGGTGTTTCTTGTTTAGGTTGTGCAAGAGTTTGTGGCTCTATCTTTTTACCTAAATTACGATTACCAAAGAACTTAAGTCTACCAGATACTGTTTTTGCAACTAATTTACCCTGTTTATCGTACCAATCGCCATGGCCATCACCACTCAAACCCATATTTTTGGCTTGAGATGACGCTTGCGTCTCCGCTTCAGAAATAAATTGTAAAAATGATTTCATCCGTTTTCCCAGTCTTTAGCTGCGGTGAAGTTGGCACGACTAAACTCTCGTCTTTTTACTAACTTTAATGCGTTTCCAGAAGAAATAGCTACAAACCCTTCGGGTGCAGTAACTTCATAACCATTTTCAGTTTTTAAAAAAGTTTTTATGTCTTTAACTTTTTCTAATCTAGAAATGATCATCTCCTTAGCACTAATTAAGTTCATGTAAGAAGCAACAGTAAAATACAAAGGTCTTGAATTGTTTTTTAGAAACTGAATTCCGTCTTTTTGCATCTTTATATATTTATCCTGTGTAGATTTAGTTTTCTTTGATTGAATTTCTGCATCTAATCTAGACAAATAGTAATTGATAAAACCATCTTTAGTTTTTTCTGCATTAGTAATTAAAATTCCTTGACGTATAAAACTATTCATATATTGTTTAAACATCATATTCATCATAAATCTACCCTCACCTTGTTCTTTTATTTCATTCAAAAATCCACTTGCCTGTCGTAAAGATCCCTCTGCTTTATTGACTGCCGCATTGTAATTTGTCATTTCAGATTGTCCCATTTTTGCAGAACTACTTGCATCTGTAAATTTAGATGAAAATATAGCAACATCACTGGTAGAATCAATGTCTGGCACACCAAAAGCTGCGTTCATATTTGATAAAGAATCACCTGTATAACTTGTATGAAAAACAATACCAATTTTAGCCTTGTCTACCATGTCTCCCATCGGTGTTCCAGTAGGAACTGCGTATGTAATTGTATTAGGTTGAAATGTTATACACTCTTCTCCACCAATAGTCTTTTTTGATTTTGCAGATTGAATGAATAGAAAATCACCTTGTATAACTCCAGTGATACCTAACGATGGTAAGTACTTTAAACAATCTTTTAATATAGTAATAACGCCACCAGTGTAAAAATCATCAATTTGAGATTCTGTAACACATATTTTAGGAGCTACCTTGTTAAATACAGACTTTGTACCAACAAAAAAGTAACCAGTCATAGGATCAGTACCACAAACTATAGCTGGAGCACCATCCCATTTAGTGGTGATGGTCACGGCAGATTGTGGTTCAGTTAACATACTTCCCAGTTCACGCAACATCTTAATTGCATTGATACCACCAGTCTTTCCTTGATTTACAATATCATCTTCAAGATGTTCTAAGTGCGTATTCTTGGCCATCTATGTCAATTTCCAATGTATAGATGAAGTTTTAGTTTGAGAACTTGCATAAAGATAAATGTCTTTGATTGCCTCATCAGCATCCTCTTTTTTCATATTACTTAATGAGTCAACCACCTGTAATCCCAATCTTTTAGAATATCTATAACTTCTAGGAGTTTTTTCATTAATTTGGCCGTTAACCATTTCACTAATAACTTGTTGTTCCTGATTTACAACCTGTGGTAATTCATTAGGTAGATAAGTTTGCATTAAAGAATAGTTTTCTCTAGAAATTTGTTGAGGTGAACTATCAGATAGTCTCCAAATATTTTGATTATCAAAGGTATACCCTGCATCAAATCTGTTTAGTATAGTCCAAACTTCAGCTCCACCTATCTTTCCTTGTGCAGCTGCAGCACCACTTATCTCACCTTGCCAACCAGCACTACTTTCTGAACCAAAATTTCTAAATTGCATTTCCTTACTCTTACCCATATCAACATAAACATCTATACTCTTGTAACTAGATCTATATCCATTGAACTCTATATCTTTAGCTCGTTCATTGATAGAATTTATATTAACTTTTGCAATATTAGCACTACTTTTTATCTTTTTAAGAGAAACACCAGCTAAGGTTTGATATGGAGTGGTATTAAATTGTTCTTCGATAAATTGATTTAAATTTAATACTAAACCTTTTAAAGCCGCTTTCGGTATTTGACTAGAATCAAAATCAGCTTTAGCTATCCAAATATCTGCAGGGTTCCATTTGTCTTCACTTGCAGGCACAGTTTCTAATGGTTCTTCTTTCTTAACTTTTAAATATGCCTGATTAATTAAAGCATCAACACCACTTCCTCTGTAAAATTTGTAGTAATTTTTTGGTGGTGATTTAAATGCTTTGTAAAGTTTATTAGCTCCCAATATACAAGATTTTTGCCAATCACCTTCAACAGCTAGCACCTCTTCCAATGTTGCATCACAATCACATGAATTCCAAGCAGTTTGGAAGTCTGCAGAATTTATAACAGAACCATTAGATAAAGGAATATCACTATTCAATACATTAAAACGCAATGCACAATATAAAGCTTGTGC